ATGAATGATGTTGTAAAAGAAATTACAAAAGAAACTTATGGCTTCTTAATTTTTCAGGAACAAATTGCGCTGTTGGCGCACAAACTTGGTAAAAATTTAAGTTTAGATGAAGGCAATAAACTTCGGAAACTCTTAACCAAAAAAGGGACTGGAGAAGTAGCAAAAGAAAAGTCAAAAATTAAAGAAAAATTCATTATTGGGTGCATTGAGAAAGGATTGACAGAAAAATGGGCGAATAAAATGTGGCAAAAGTTTGAGTTCTTCTCAGGTTATGGCTTCAACAAATCACACGCTGTTTCTTATTCAATTATTTCTTATCAATGTGCTTGGTTGTTTAATTATTATCCAGCAGAGTGGATGGCTGCTTTCCTTGACAAAGAACCAGAAACAAGAAAAGAAAAAGCTATAAATCTTGCTAAAAAATATGGATTTAAAATTCAATCAATTGATATAAACAAGTCTGGTGTCGTTTGGGAGATATCTGAAGATAACAAAAAACTCATTCAGCCATTAACTTCTTTAAAAGGCCTTGGCGACAAAGCAATTAAACAAATAATAGAGAATCGTCCTTTCACAACTATGGAAGAGCTTTTATTTAATGAGAACATTATTTACTCCAAATTAAACAAAAAAGCTCTTGATGTCTTAGTGAGAAGCCGCGCTCTTAATAGTTTAGTTGATGAAAGATTTTCAGGGCTTAAACATTTTTGGTCAGCAACAGCCGTAGACAGACCAAAAAATCTTAAAAAGTTTAAAGAAAATATTCAACTTTATGAGCCGGAAGGTGATTTTTCTAGTAAAGAAATGATAGACAATCTGGTATCATTAACTGGTATCTTTCCAATGAATTTAGTTTTAGATGATGAAGTTTTAAATCAATTAAGAGACTACCAAATCCCACCACTAGGAGAGTGGGATAATGATCTTGGAGTTGCTTGGTTTGTGCCAAGAGAAGTCATTCAGAAAAAAACAAAGAATGGCAACCCTTATTGGATAGTAAAAGTTATCGATGAAACTTCGACTCTTAACGGCATTAAGTGTTGGGGAGTCAACTCAAAAAAAGATAAGATACACATAAATCAACCCTACGTTGCTAGATTAGATTATAGTGAAGAATGGGGTTTTAGCACAAGATCAATAAGATATAATTTTAAACTTTTAAAATAAAAGGAACCGATTAATGAAAAAATGCAACAGATGTAAAAAACAAAAAAACCAAACAGAGTTTTATAGAGATAAATCGCGCCCTGATGGTTATCATTACACTTGCAAGATCTGCAAAAAGCCATACTTTACGCGTTATTGGAGAGAAAATAGAGAAAAGGTTCAAGCACGTTGTCGGGCAAATTACCGCCCAGAGAAACAAAAAGCTAAACGTGAAAGATATCGAAAAAATGAAGTATATAAGTTGGTTTTTCCAAATGGATCTTATTATATTGGTCAAAGTACATGGGGTGCCGCCCGGCGCTTAGGATGGCATTTTAGCGAATCCTTACACAAACAGGGAGGCAACCCACACATCCACAAAATGATTCAAAGCGGATTAAAACGAAACGAGATTACAGTTGAAATTATTAAAACTTTCCCAAAGGGGCAGGAAAACGAAATGAAAAATTTTGAAGCACTACTTATCGAACAAAGCTTAAAAGATCCAGAATGTTTAAACATGCGGGTGGTGCGATGATTCTTAAAGTATGTCGAATTAGAACAGATGCAAAACTACCAACACGAGCGTATCGAACGGATGCGGGGATGGACTTATATTATTGTCCGAATGGAGATAAAAAATTATATGACGAAAGAAGTTTCCATATTCCGCCTAGAGAATCACGCTTGTTACCGACCGGAATAAAAGTGGAGGTGCCTTGTGGACATATGTTGGAAATTAAAAATAAGTCAGGCGTGGCCTACAAACGACAACTTTTGGTCGGGGCTTGTGTTGTGGATTCTGGATACAATGGAGAAGTGTATGTGAACCTTCACAACATTGGCTCTGAAACTCAAGTGATTAAGACAGGAGATAAAATTGCACAAGCAGTTATGATCCCCGTTGTCCATTGTAAAGTTGAAGAGGTCGAAACCGACCAATTTTTAAACTTTCACTCAAAACGCGGCGAAGGTGGCTTCGGCTCCACAGGAGAAAAATGATGAGTTCACTTAAAAGAAGTCTTAAGAGACAAAATAAAGATAAAGCGAAAAAAAGTGCTAAAAAAGAGATGGCAACTAAAGTCGCACTATTTGATAAACTTCCAGACGAATGTCTAGCCTGTGAAAAATCATTTGATAAAACAAATAAAGAAATGGTTACTACGTGGAACGTCGTAGTCCGCGAAGAAGAAAAAATAGTACGTTTGTATTGCCCAGCTTGCTGGGAAAAAGCTGTTGAAATCCTTGAAGATTTTAAAAAACACTTAGAGGAGAAAAAAGAAAATGAAATTCCTAAATGAAGAAAAAATAGCAATTTTCGGATTTGCAATTAGTGTGGTTATTATTAGCCTTATATTTTACTTTGCTGCGAAAACATGCTAATATGAAAGGACAAAAATGACTGATAGTATAAATCATCCAAAACATTATAACATAAATTGGGTCGGAGAGCAGGCCATCGAAACATTTGATTACATCAACTCTTGGAAAATGGGGTATGCTGAAGGAAATATAATTAAATATGTTTCAAGACATAAATATAAAGGAAAAGCTATTCAAGATTTAAAAAAGGCTCGTTGGTATCTTGATAAAATGATTGAAGAGTTGGAAAAAAAATGCAAATAGGTGATTTGATAAAACATAAAACTGCTGAAAACCACAGGAATAATATTGGACATTTTTATGACTGGGCATGAGCTTGAATGCCACAATGAAGAGTGGGCAGTGATACTGTTTTCAGACAATACGACCACATCAAGAGCGTCCTTTGAACTATTAAAAGATAACTGGGAGGTTGTTAGTGAAATTTAAAGAAGCTTTAACATATGATGATGTACTACTGGTGCCCCAATATTCAGATATTGAGAGTAGAAAAGAAATTGATATTGGGAACGCCTTAGATAAAAAGATACATTTGGGTCTTCCAATTATATCGGCTCCAATGGATACTGTGACGGCTGCTAATATGGCAGTTGCCATGGGAAGGGCAGGTGCATTAGGAATAATTCATCGCTATAGTTCAATTGAAGAACAGTGCAAAATGGTTAAAGAAGCTTGGGAACATGTTGAATATGTTGGAGCCGCTGTAGGAGTTGTTGGTGATTATTTGAAACGGGCTTCGCGCTTATATCACAATGGCGCAAAAGTTTTATGTATTGATATAGCCCACGGTCATCATAAATTAGCAGAAAAAGCAATTAAATCTATTAAAGAGTTGCTTAATGACAGCGTGCATATTATAGCTGGAAATGTAGCCACACTGGAAGGGTTCAATGCTTTAGCAGATTGGGGCGCCGATAGTGTGCGTTGTAATATTGGAGGAGGGTCAATTTGTTCAACAAGAATTCAAACTGGTCATGGAATGCCGGGGTTACAAACTATTTTTGATTGTGCGAAATCAGATCGAAATGCAAAAATTATTGCTGATGGGGGTATTCGTTCTTCTGGCGATGCTGTAAAAGCTTTAGCTGCTGGCGCCAGTTTTGTAATGCTTGGGTCCATGTTGGCTGGCACTGATGAATCGCCTGGCGATATGATTGTTGGAGTGTTAAACACAAAAACAAAAGTTTATAGAGGAATGGCAAGCAAAGAAGCACAATTTGAATGGAGAGGGAAATATTCTTCAAACGAAGGTATATCCACAACAATTCCATATAAAAGCAGTGTAAAAAATGTATTAGCAGACTTAAGTGATGGCATCAAATCAGGGCTATCATACTCAGGCTGTAGAAATATAACAGAGTTGCAAGAAAATGCTATTTTTGTACGTCAAACTTCCTCTGGTTTAAACGAAAGTAAAACTCATATATTAGGAAGAAAATAATGTCTAATTATGGAAAAATATTAAAACAAATTTGTTTTGATAGCAATGATAATCTTCATGCTAATTTAAAATTACGCTTGCATTATGATGATCTTAAAATAAAAGAATTTTTTAATGAAGTTATAAAAGCTTACATAAATAAAAATGAGCATTTTACAAATTTTATTGAAGAATTAAAAGAACGAAAGAATATTTCAAAAATAAAACGAAATAAAGCAAGCCGCGCGCGATCAAAAGCAAAAGGAATAGAAAAATCATTTGGTTTAAATGATTCAGAGATTGAAAATATATTTGATATAATAGAAAAGGAGCAAAATATATGAATAATTGTGCAAAGAAATGCTTATCAAGCAACAGCAAGTGCAACAAAGAAGATTGTCGTATGTGGATTGACTATAAAAAAGATCTAAATTGCGCTTTAGTTACTGTTCATAACAACAAAGGTCCAATGAGTTTAGAAGAAGTTTCAAAAAGATTTAATTTAAGTTTTGTAAGAATTAAACAAATACAAGATAAAGCGTTACAAAAATTAAAGAAAAATAATCCATTACTGAAATAAAACACTATTTATTACTATAAAAGCCTATTTTAAGGAGAGGTACGTATGAGCGACAAAAAAGAACAACTATTAAACGAGTCAACGGTCCGCCGTTTTATGGGACTAGCGGGAATTGGCGCATTGACTGAGAAGTTTGTTGAAGACAAGGATTTGAACGAAGTGATCACGGGCACGACCACCGACCCTGGCACGGCTGGATTTGACCCCGATGCATCTGTCCTCGATGAACCTGTCACCGAACAACTAGACGATGAAGTCCCCCCTATGCCCGGTGAAATGGCAGAGCCTGGTCCTGAAGATGAATTGCCGCTCGATGCTGAAGAGGTTCCAGGCGAAGAAGGTGTTGAGGATGTAGACCTAAGCCAAGAAGAAGCTGATGTACTTATTTCTCTTGGTAAGAAACTAGAAGCTGAAGTGGTTGGCGACGAAGAAGTCCCCCCTGAAGAAGCAGGAATGCCCCCAGAAGGAGAAATGCCTCCGGGAATGATGGGTCCGCCGCCTGAAGAAGCGATGGGACCGCCACCAATGGCAGAATCTCTTATCCACGAACTTACTGCGCGTGTTTCTAAACGAATTAAAAAGGAATATATCGTTAACGAAGTAATGAAGCGCGTAGCAAAACGTTTGCACGGCAGCCCTGAAAGAAAAAAAAAGTAGAAAATAACAATACTGCCAATAAGATGTTAGACGACATTTTAAAAGAAAATCAAGAAAAAATAGTTGACAAAATAGCCGACACTCTGATAAAATATTTATCAGAGAAACAATAGGAGAACTCATGTATGAACTTATGTGGTTTGTTGGCGGTGCATTAATATATCAACTTTTGGCTAAAACATTAAAAGTTGCTCAAATTTATATGTTTTTTCAAGAAATTCATATACATGCGCTAATGATGCTTGAAGCCGCATCTCAAGACTTAGATGCTGCTAGAGAATTAAAAGCACAACTAATAAACGAGTCTGAGCTTGAAAAAGAACAAGTAGACCTAATTAACACTGCAGATGAACAAGCTATCGAGACTTGGAGGGTATCTGCAGTTTTTAAAATTCAACATTTTATTCCAGGTGCCTTTAGAGATACAATTAAATATGACACTTGGGATGGATTAAAAAAACACTTAAAAAATACGTTGAAAAAATGATAAATGATAAAAAAGCATTTTTAAAGTGGTTAAGAGACGAGCAAGCAATATCTAGCAGTGAAAATCTTATTTCCGCAGAAAAAGCTTTTTTTGCAAACTCTGTTCTTATCTGGTGCACTCACGAAACTCAGAAAGGAACAATGAGCCCAACACAAATTGAAAATTGTATTCACACTTTGAGACGTTTTTTAAAAGGAAAACTTGACCTTTGCTGGAATAATGGTATAATTAAAGTACGAAAGCCTTTAAAAAAAGGAGCAAAAAAATGCAAGCAATAGCATGGCGAACACAGACGAAAAATAAAAAAGAATTTAATTATAGGCTGCAGGTTGAAGGAATAAAAGGAATAAGAGCAAGAAATCGCATCCTTAAAACTGTTAAGGATTGGGAGTCTACTGGAGAAGGGAAATCTAATGAAAGAGAATATATTTTAATTTTTTCGCGCACCTTCAATACGGCAAAGTCATGGCTCAGTTGGGCAAAGAAGTTTCCTTATGAGCTAATAGAAATAAAAAAAGATGGCACGCCTAAACCATTGAAACTTGGCACCGCCAGAAATAAACAAAAGAAAGCTTAACTTATGTAAAGGAAAATAGTAAAATGATAGTGTGGTTTTTAATCATGATAAATAAAAAATTATCAAAAAAACATGGTTGGAATCCCCGCTGGTTTTGGGCCTGCACATTTGATAAACAATTAATAAAGAAGATTAGACAGTTTCAGAAAAAATGTGGCTTATTCCCAAGTGGCCTGTGTGGCAAAAAAACTTATCGTCTTATTTTGCTTAAAATTTTGTTAGATATTAAGAAAAGAAAACACTAATTATTATACTATGGTAGATGTAAACAAGCTAGTTTCAAAACATTATTTAAAATCAGACGTCTTGCTGGAGATGATCCAAAAACAACTTTACTCATCACGTGCAGAGTTTCTTGCGGAAGCAAAAGTTTTAGAAACTGAAGCTGAAGTTGAAGAAACTCGCGATATTACACTTAAACTTCCTATATTCCGACTCTCTGAAAAAATGTGGGGCAAAGAAGGAACACAAGATCGAGAAATTATAGAAAATATAATGGCTAAAATCATAGCCAAAGGAAACACTTTAGCTGAAAAAATACGTATTCTTAGCAATTTTATTCAAAGCCCTCCACAAACAAATGATATATCTGAAATCTTAAGTCATATTGTTTTTCTTGATACATTAACAAACATCATGGTGCACTTCAACGCCTCTGCTGCTGGCTTTACATTTGAAGGCTTCTTGGCCGCTTTGCTCGGGGGTATACAAATTCCTGCTGGACATGCTGCGGGGGTACAAGACCTTATCAATAACGATAAAATGCCTATTAGTTTGAAACTTCTTACAGGTGAAGGTGGCGAAGGAAAAGCTTCTGTCGAAGGTAGCTTTAAAGACTTGTGCGATCATTTTGTTGACATCGAAGGTCTTAGACAAGACCCAGAAAGTGGTCACTACCTTGGAGGCACTGCTGGCGCAGAAGGCCACATGACATATGTTGTGGCTTTAAAATCATTTAGAGAAAAAGAAGCAGAACAGGCACTAGAAGGTAGCCAAACAATAAGATTTTATCAATTTGATTTTAATGCTTATAATTTTTTAGATTCAATGCGATCAAATCCGCATAACATGAAGCTACTTTTGTTACCGGAAGACTTGGCCAACAATCCATTAGATGACCCCGCAACAACTCACGTGGAAGCTGGAGAAGAGGACTTGTTAAATATTTTTAATCATGAAGATTATGAAGCTTTAAAAGCTGATGACAAAAAGAAACTTGCTAGAATTATTGATAAATATGATGCTGACACTGCAAGAGATTATTTTGCGAACATGGATTTTCAAGACATTATTGACTCAAGAGGAAACACGACAGGAAGAAAAGAATTAGTTTGGAAAGACACTGGGAAAGGGTTTAAAGCGCCAAGAACAGACACAAGAAGTCAATTGCCATGGGAGCCGCAAAAAGGTTCCGAAAAGCTAAAAACTATTGGAGCCACCAAACATGATAGATACTTGGATGTCACAACTTCTGTCAAAATATTAGAACAAGCACTAGCTAAAAGCCCAGAAGACTTCTGGGGGTATATTGCAAGAACATTAGGGTACACTCAGGGTGCCAGCGGTTTAACACAATTCCACGTAGCAAGACGATATTACGAAAGAAAAAGCTATGATAAAGATGGCATGGGGTTTATTGGTCAAATCCCAATTGGCCGCGCCGCAGTCACCGCGTTAGCCCAACAATACATTGATGTTCTTAATCAAGAAATATTTGATCTTTTTGAAAAGGTCGAAAC